AGATTAAAGTTAAAACAGATATACGATGGTAGAGAATATAAAGACATTTTAGATTTGCCTGCGTCTGAAGATTCAGACAGTACACTAAGAGATATTCTTTCAACATATGAAAAAGAAATGCAGATTAACAATGCAGTTGTTCAGCAAGCTGAAGAAGATGCACCACTTGCAGGATATGATGTATCACATCTATACACAGTAGCATATAATGATGATGGTACAGTTGAGTTACAAACAGCAGATGAAACAGATATAGATGCAAGTAACCTAACCCAACTTACTTCTCAAGTAGACGGTAGACCAGATACATCAGGTTATACCGGTTATCTATTAGGAACAAAAGATGCCCCCAATGGTGCACCTTATGGCATGGGGTCGTCGTTTCCAAGAAGTCCTATTGACGGAGATTATTTCCTAAGAACTGACTTCTTTCCAAACAGATTATTTAGATATGATGGTACAAAATGGATGAAATACGCTGATAACGAACGTATAACACTATCAAATGATATTGCTCGTAAAACATATAAAACAAGATTTATTAATGAAACTGCTTCGAACGAAATAGGCGGAGAACAAGTAGATGTTAGACAGAGTTTATCTAAAGCACTAAGACCAAAGGCTGACAACTAATGCTATATTTTTATGATGGACAAGTTAGAAGATACATTACTCAAATAATGAGAATGTTAAGTAACTTCGGAGTTGACGATGGTACAGGAAACGGCAAAACTGTTCCTGTTATGTACGGAGATTTAACAAGACAAGTTGCAAACATAATAAGAGATAATAGTGAAAATAAACTGCCTAGTGCTCCGAGAATGGCTGTATATGTTACTGCCTTAGAACAAGACAGAGATAGAACAGGCGATGCAACTTATGTTAGAAAAACTAACATAAGAGAACGTGCATATGATGAGGATAATAAAGAATACTTAAATTATCAAGGCAAAAACTATACTGTTGAACGTATTATGCCTACACCTTTTATTTTAAGAGTGAATGTTGATATTTGGACTACAAGCACTGATCAAAAATTACAATTACTAGAACAAATTTTAGTTCTATTCAATCCTAGTTTAGAAATACAAACTACTGATAATTTTGTTGACTGGACAAGTTTGACTGTTGTACACCTTGAAAATATTCAGTTTACTAATAGAAGTATTCCTGTAGGTGTAGACAGTGAAATCGATATTGCTACACTAGGATTTAGTACTCCAATTTATATATCGCCGCCTGCTGCTGTGAAACGCATGGGTGCTATTACAAACATTATTACCAGTATGTTTGATGAAGAAAGAGGAACAGTTGATCTAGGAGAAACTATTCCAGAAATAAACGCATACGACGACTATCCTATTAGTGGTAAAACACAAAATGAACACGGTAGTACTGCACAAACTGATCTTGCAAGGCACAGTGCAGATGTAAACTATAAAACATACGGTGTATACATAGACGGTAATAACGCCCAGATAATTGCAAGAGGTGCTGTTGGTCAAACAAGTTGGCGAGCTCTTATTGAAAACTTACCTGGTACATATAGATCAAATCTAAGCAGAATATATCTTACAAATTTAGATACATCTAGTTTATTAACTGGTACTATAGGTATACACCCGTTAGACGAAACATTACTAACAATCAACTGGGATGAAGATAGTTTTCCTGATGACTCTATAATTACAAGTGCTTATGCAGAAAGAACAAGCATTGACGCTATAATAGATCCTACAACATTTAATCCCGATTCTACTAAAGTAGCAGGATTGCGTTTACTTACATTAGGTCCTATAGGCGATGTAAACAATACATTTGGACCAACTGCATGGCAGAACAATGACGGAAGCGACTTTGTTGCTGAAGCTAACGATATTATAGAATGGGACGGTACAAAATGGACTGTAATATTTGATGCATCCGAATCTAATGAAGTAATTTATATTACTAATTTAAAAACATCAAAACAATATCGATTTAAAAACGACGAATGGCTGCTAAGTGTTGACGGAGAATATCCAGTTGGCACATGGAGAATCGATCTAGACGGCTAACTATTATTATGAATAATATAGTTTGCAGTGGTGCTCTCTTTTATACTCTTGATACAAATAGATTTTTGTTTTTACACAGGACTCAAGGAAAAACTAATAATCTTTGGGGATTAGTGGGCGGAACAAATGAAGATAAAGAAACACCCTGGGAAGGGTTACGTAGAGAAATAGAAGAAGAAATAGGTTTTATGCCTAGTATTAAAAAAACAATACCTTTAGAAACATTCGTTTCAAATGATTCGAAGTTTTTGTTTCATACATATCTATGTTTGGTAGAAAAAGAATTCCTGCCACAATTAAATGAAGAGCATGATGGTTATGCATGGGTAAGTTTTGGAAAATGGCCAAAGCCACTACATTATGGCCTAAAGAAAACACTCACAACAAAAACAAATTTAAATAAACTTGAAACAGTTTTTCAAGTATTAAATATTTTAGCATAAGGATATACAATGTCTGATACAGTAAAAAAACATGATTGGGGTTACGAAGCAGAATGGGCAAGAACAGAAACGTATGGTGCAAAAATGTTAATGTTCCCTGCAAGAAATAGCAAAACACCTATTTTCTTTCAAAAGACTGTAAACAAGTCTTGGTTCATTAATAATGGTTCATTTATTATGAGATGGATTGATACAAAAAATGGTCAAGTTTTTGAGCAGCAATTAGAAGAAGGAAAAGTATTTAATATTCCTGCAATGTTACCAGTAGGACTAATATCTTTAACCGATAACAGCTCAGTCACAGAAGTTAATGACGGATTTAAAGCTGACGACATATGTGTTGTGTTGCCGGGCGATGCTATTGAGAGCGAATTAAATGCTGCCTAAAATATCTACAAGTGACAAATTTAAAGAAGAAATTAAATTTTTCTATGACAAAGCTGCTAAACTGGAAGAACCAAAAAAAACTAAAGTAAGAAAAAAGATCGAAGATCTAAAACGACTAGTTTCAGAAATTGACATAGGTTATGATTCTTATTATAATGGTTATGTTACACCAACACTTCTTGTAGATAAAAGAAATGATATGATCAAACTAAGAAAAAATATATTGAAGAATTTAAATAACGCTTAAACGTTTTACAGTAATAGCACCTACCATTCCAGCATGTAAAGAACATTGGTATCTATAATTTCCAGAAATACTTTCCGGTATCCTCCAATAAAGTGTCCCTGAATCTTTACCCTGGGCAGATGCACCAGTTGTAACATTACCTGCACTATCAACATGTACTAAACCTGTATTATAATTTGTTGCAGTTGCATCTTGTATTAAAAAAGGATGTCCACCGATATTGTCTAAATCAAAGGCTATTGTTGTACCTGCAAGTGCATAAAATGTAGGATTTTGACCTTGGTCTGCATAGTGACTGTTTGCTGTATAAGCTGTTGTTCCTACGTTATTCATTCTTATCATAGCTATTGCAGGTTCATAAAACTTGTCTATAGTTAAACTGGCATTAACTGCATCTGTCAAATCTGTAAATGCCGATACATCGCTTGCTGCCAATGTATTTGTTATTGTAAGAGTATCGTCAACTGGATTTGTTGTAATTGCAATGCCATCTCCTGCTGCAACATTTAATGTATCTGTTATATCGTCAGCTTCGATAACTGATTGACCTGCAACTGCAATATTACTAAATGCATTTTGATTTGTGTCGCCGCCACCGCCGCCACCGCCGGTGGAATTGATAGTAATACTATCTGTAGTTGCATCTGTTGTAATAGTAACATTTTCTCCAGCAACAAACGTTAAGGTATCATTTGTAACTTCAGCTACAATGTCATCTTGTCCTGCTACCGCTATTGTGTTAAAAACATCAGGTACTGTCCCTACTACAGGTGCAACAGTAATAACGTTCCAAACTGTTCCGTCAAATTCCCAAGTTGTTGTACCATCTGTATACTGATCGCCGTTTGTTGGATCTGCTGGAAAATTTAATGCCATGTTATAAACCTCTTATGTTAAATCTATGCTACCTGTAATACTGAATGGTTGTTTTCCATATTTACTAAATGCCATTCTGTTAGGACTTCCCATAATACTTTCTCCGAATGCATTATAATCGTCTGTAAGACCGGTACTATATATTACCGGTTTTGATTCGCCTTGTATTTTATTACGTAGTTGGTCCGGAGTAGCAGTTGGGTTTGCTTGTAAGTGCAATGCACAAAGTCCTGCTATTTGCGGCGCTGCCATGCTTGTTCCGCTTATGTTTGCAATCTGATAACCCGGTTCGAAATATGCTCCAGCAGATGAGCCAAATACTGTTATATTACTTGCTGCGCTAATAATATCAGTTCCAGGTGCCCAGATATTTACTCCCGGACCTTTATTACTAGAACCTGCCGTTTTATCTCTAGGAGTGCCGCCATCATCTTGTGTTGTACTATCTATGTTTCCTACAATATATGCTCTATCACTGTATGGTGAACTGCCTTGATGATATGCTGTTGTTAATCCTCCTAGATCAACATCATTATTGTAATCTACTCCGCCATCTATATCTATCTTGTAGTATTGGTTTCCTGCTGCAATACATACATGAATGCCAGCATCTATCATATCTTCAACTTCTGCATCAATATCAACTAGTCTTATAGGTATTCTTCTAAAGTTTGTAAATCCATCTGTAATCTGAGGCACAATACCATAATCTGACCATAGTTGAGCCTGAGATTGTCCCGAATACGTCCACGGAGCACCTTGATAATTTCCGCCTACTGGATTAGTAGTTGTAAGTGTTCTACCATAGCCCCAACTCATATTAACTACAGTAGGACGCCCATTAGTTTTCGCTGCATGCCAAAGTCTAATTACATCAAAACAATCATTTATACTAATTCCTGAATTTGGATCAGTGTCGCCTTCTAGACCTTGAACTTTTACAGCATATATAGCTGCTCCCTTTGCAAATCCATATGTTTTACCTGCTGTGATTCCTGCACAATGAGTGCCGTGTCCGTGGTAATCCACATAATGTCCTGCAGGCATTGATCCTGGTAAACCACTTGCAGTATACCAATCAAGTTCTACAAATCTACTAACTCCATCCGCATCTTCCCATTCAGGATGATCGGCACTAGTTCCTGTATCTTGTATTACAACATCAACACCTGTGCCGTCTAAAGCATAAGGATAAGACCCGTCAGGTGCTGCATCTGTTGCGCCATATACATTAGTATCTGCAATGATTCTACGCAACCCCCAGTTTGCTCGTGTGTTATCAACTGCTGTTGTTTTGTCAAAATCAAAAGTTTGTGTTGCATTCAAACCTATATCAACGTCATCTCTTAAAGCAGCAGGAATAACAACATCTAAAATTCTAGGATCTTCCTTAAGTGCTGTTGCTTCTTCATCCGTCAACATAAAGTGTGTTTGTCTTTTACTTCCTGGTCTAGGATTAGCAACGTCAACAGTTCTACTTGGGATAGGACCGTCACCAGTAGAAGCAGTTAAATCCGCTTCTACTTCAGCTAAGTTTTCGCCTCTTCTTATTATAACTGTGTATTCTTTTTCTGACATATACTTTCCTTAAACTATTGGACTAGTGCTAACTATTACCCATGCTCCATTGACATAAGATTCTATTCTTGTATTATCTGTATTATATATCATGTCGCCATTGACAGGAATTAATGCATCCCTTTCTGCATCAGTTAGACTAGGTAATCTAAATGGACCGCCCGAAACTATAAGTGCATCTCCTACATCAAGTGTTAGTGTACTTGCACTTGTTATAGTCGAAGTGCCAACACCTGTATTTGTAAAACTTGCTGCTTCTATACTTGCAAATACTACATCATCTGTGGTGTTTAAAGTTTGATCAAACGATCCACCTCCGCCGCCACTAATTTCTGGCGGAGTATATTCAAACACTCCAGTTGCGTCATCATATGTAAGTGATCCCGTGCCCGATGCTGGATTTTGTGTTACACTAAATGCTGTTAAATCAACTCCTGTACCTTCTGTAGCAACAGGCTGTACCCACTGTTGGCTGTCGCCGTCATCTAAGTATACATATAATTTACCTATTTCTGCATCAAACCAAACACTTCCGTTAGTTGGGTTTTCAGGCGGATCAATACTTGCTGTGACTGTACCAGCGCCTGCTGAACCTGCTCCTGGTTCTCCTACACTAATTTCATTGCCCATACCAGTATGTTGATTACACCAGTAATATAATGTTTCAGGAGTAGAAGAAGTAACAGTTATTTGAACAATACGTGTGTCTGAACGCTGAAAGTTATTTACATAAGTACTTCTATCAACTTCTTTACCATCTAGTATATATTTTACACCATCTTCATAAATTGTGCCGCCACCTTCAACACCATTTATATTGTCTGCACTAAATCCAAGCACATGCTGGTTATTTGCACCACCTTCAGGATTAGGATAATAAATGTTTGTTTGATCTGTTTGATCAAAAACGTAGGTGTAACCTATCACAAATGACAGTGCTGGGCTTTCTACACCGTTTAGAATATACTTATTGCCAGCGCCTGAATTATTTATAGTAACATCATATTTTACAGACGCAATTTCTTGCTGTCCGATATTTCTTCTAAGACTTGCATCGGTTACTACT